TCGGGTGTAGGCATCCATTTACCAAGTGATTCAGATATTGCATCAATGATTCTTTCAATTTCATAATCAACAACTGATATTGTTGCTTTATGAATAGCCTTACCTTTTTGATCGTCTTCTTCTGGCTTAAGTATTTCATGAACAACTTCTGATATGTGACTCATATGGCAATGAAGAAGCTCATGAACCATTGTTGCACGAATATCTTCAGGTGTATCTTTACGAAAATCTTTATGCAAATAAATTGTTGCAAGATTCTGAGCATGTATAACTTCTGTTTCACCTAAAGCATCAACATTGCATGGCTTAGGACTCATGTGAATTGTCCAATGAGAAAGACCCATCATATTTTTAAGCTTATTCGCATATCTCTGAATCCAGGGATCAATTGGTTGCACAAGTGGAGTGTTCTTACTCATTAGTGTCCACCGTTAATATCATTCATATTTTCCATAACAAGCATTCTTTCGGTCTCGTCAGAGAAAAGACGAACTGCATAAATACATGGATCACTACCCTCTTCCCATTCTAAATCTTCTGCATGGGTTGTTGGAATACCATCATGAGTTGAACACACTGGTCTGCTGATCCAGCCATTGTCTATCCCCGTATTAATCCATTGTTCAAAATTTACTTCCATTGTTCCAAAGAACGGATTGAAATTTTTTTCTGGGTCATAAAAATTATCTGTCATTTCTCCTCCATAAAAATGCATTTCTTAAATAAACAACGCTGTATGCAAAAGCACCTAAAATAAATCCATATTGCTTTGTGATAATTGCATAGTATGTCCAGCAACACTCAACACAAATCATCCACAGAAAAGCTTCCCATCTTTTTTTGCCAATAAAAAACATTCCAGCTATTCCCATTGCGGCTAAAAGCCATGACCACATTTGATTACTCACGCACTCTCCATTGGCAATAAGAACTCTTCACGAATCCACATTATTGCAATCGCAGCGTAGCCGCCAATATCAAGCAATGTATCATAAATGCTTTCATTTGATACTGCATTAGTTACTCCTTTTGGTTTTGATAAAAGATTTTCTAATCTTGCAACCTTGTCGTGTAGTCTGATAGTAAGACCGTTTAGCCCGAATCTTTCAATATTCTTCGGACCATAATCTTTTTGTTTCTTAATCAAAGTAGATATTAGCATTTCTTTATTCAGCTCAATACCATTTACTTTGCAATAGTGTAGAGCGACAGCACCAATCATTGACCATAGCCAACTATGGTACTGTCGGCAATACATCAGCTTATCATCATTCTCGCCTGGGTAATAATGGGGATCGCTTTCCCATGCTTTGGTATCAATGCACCAGTCAATAATATTTTTAATATTACTAATATGATCATCTGATAGATCAATATTTAAGCTATCCCAATAAAAATTACTCATTCGTGATTTTTGAGAAGTACCGCATTCAAGGGTCATGCGAGTTATATCAAACCTATCTACAAACCAAAACAAATCTTTTACGGCTTCTTCCGCACAAAACTCCCATGACTTTGTATTTCGCACAACCACCTGCTTCTCCATAATTAACTATTTGCTCTTTCTACTTTTGGATCTACAATTTCAAAATGTCCACGCTTTACTTTCTTAAAGTAACCACGATTAGCATTGTAAAAATTGTAGAATGTTGGCAATGAGATTTCTACATTCGTAGAAACTTCAATCGGTGTTACTACTTTTCCAACATTGCCTGTCAAAAAACTGACAATATTATCTTGCTTGGATTTTCTTCCAGCCATAATCTTCTCCCCCCTTTCTGTAAAATCAAAGAGGTCTGCATAGTAGCTATACACTTCCTCTGAAAGGTTATAGTGTTTGATTGTCTTAGACGGAGCCCATCCTTTGTAGTGACCATATATCACACTATAAGCTTCTCTATGACTATCAACAGGGACTTTGGAAATTAGATTGTCGCAAATATTGTCAAAATCTTTAGTTCCAATAAAATCATTATCTTCTTCAATAAAATTTTCATCTGACATTTTAGACTCTTTCTCTTAGGTCAATGAGAGATTACCACTTATAAAAACGAAAATCAAGTCATAAATAAAAAAATAGCGGGTATCTCCACCACCTATATAACCTTTCGGAAAAATATAAGCCTAGAAATACCCGCTAAAATTATTTAGCTGTAGCTTTTTTAACTGCTTTCTTTACTACTTCCTTAGCTGCTGTTACAGCATGTGACTCAATATGTCTATCAAGTTTAACTTCTACATTAGAAACATCTTTGTGCAGGTCGGTTAGCAAAGATGCAACTACTCCATGATCTTGTTTGTTTTCTTTTCTTGTTTGCTGGATTAACGCTACTAGGATTCCTCCTACAGCAGCGATCAGGGCAACAATTACAGCTTCCATGCGTTATGATTACTCTGCAAGCAAGAAGCTTGCAATGTCCTCAACTGCCATGTCAAACTTACCGAACTGACCTTCGTGCTCGGAAAGAATTTCAATCAAATCACTCTTCTTAACAGTCTTTGGATCAAGAGCAACTTCCTTTGTTGGTGAAGTCATTCCAGAGCCAGCTGTTGGAGCAGATGCTGATCCGCCAGTTGGTACACCAGAAACTTTCTTTTCTGGATCAAGAGGAACTTCATTAATCATTCCTTTGATCATATTGACTTGCGAATCGTGCCAAGCGGCAGCTTTGATGTGGTCTTGCATTTGCTCAGCAGCAGCTTTTGCTGATGTCTCATGCCAAGACTTCATTGCGTTATGGTCAGAGACCATCTTCTTCATATTGTCTTTCATAAAATCTCCTTATATCAAAGATATGCTTATAAGCATATCATATTTATTATTCAAAGGGTGTATACCCCGCTTACTTAGTTATCTTCGTAATCCTCGTTGCTTATGTCAACAACCCCGTCTGGGATGATGGCAAATCTACACTTACCTTCTTCCTCAACTTTTTGAGCAATAATTTTACAAACACCATTGCCATCATACAAAACGCAATTTGAACACTTAACACCAATATCTTTTACATCATTTTCTTCTGGTGAATCATAACCAGCCCAAATACCAGTCTGGTCTTCATTAAACTTACCATACAGGTTAGCAAGCATGGTCAACATGTCGGCAAGAACAGCTTCTTCCTGCGCCAAATCTTCTGCTACTTTTTCTACTGAATCAATTGATTTTGAAACTGTTTTGTAACCACCACCACGCTTCTTGTATTCACGGACAAGCCATGCGTTTGCATAGGCGGATGGATAGACATCAAACTTAGCCTTAGCCTCAGCTTTGACTCGGGCATAGAGGGCTGGATTTGTCGGGACATTGCGAGATGCTTTCTCAACCTCTGTTGAGACATTGATTGGCTTCTTATCCTGCCTAGTTTGTGATGATTCAGCTGTGCGCTTGCGTCTAACAGCTGATGCAATTTGCTCAGGTGTCATTCTTGCCGCACGAGCGGCTGGAACACATTTTGGATATTTACCAGAACCTGCATCTGCTCTACCGCATGGCTCAAATCCACCGCCAGCTTTTGGTCTTGAAAGATCAACCCATTTTTCTTTAAACCATTGTGTGAGGCTTTTTTGAACCATGTACAGATCAATTACATCTTCTGCCAATTGCAGAGCTAATTCTTCTGCAGTTTTTTCAAATTTAAATTCACCCATAGCAGTTGCTTGAGCAAGAGCTTTTTTTCTTGCATCAGTCATTGACTTCTTGTTTCCTTGAGCGTAAGTGTAACAAGCGCCAGAGTCGCCCCATTTATAACCTGGCTTACCATCAATTGAGCAATTATTAATCGGCATAGTAACTATTAGTTTATCATGAATTATTGATAAACGCTATATAAGTCATCACGACCCCATCTTTGAATGGGTATCTTTACATCGTGATAATAAGCATAAGCGTCTTCAGACGAATAGTATATTCTGGCGTAGGCTTGCAGAGCGCCCTCGTCATAGACTGGACACTCAGGGTTTGGATCTAAGTATAAAGCTTTATAGTGATACTTATCTCCTTCCCAATGTATTGCATTAGCAACGCTTAGCTTCTTAAAGCAATACGGACAAATTTTTTCAGGATAAGGAAAATCCTCAATCACTCTCCCCAAAATCATCTATTTCTTTCTCCTCTTCCTCTGCGTTTCTAAATATCTTTTTTCTTAAAACATAATCAATGATTTCATCAAGTTTTGCTTTTGCAATCTCAACTCCATCCATCAGTGCATTTATTTCATCAATGTCCATTTGATAATGATCTTCAGGTGAGATAATTAAAAATGCGGGAACAAACGAATCCTCAAACGGAACCGCTTTAATCATCACAGACAAACTCTCAATGTCGTTCAGATTAATTTCGCTATCGTAGTTACTTATTCGCATATTTACTTTCAGTAATCACTGCAATAAATAACGCAAAAATGCTAAAAATCATCTGGAGAGAATATACAGCAAGTAATGGAGAAATCCAACCAATATCTGTATTCAAACCAAACTCAATAGAATACTTAACACCTAAAAGCGATAAAAAACTCCAGATAATATAAGCAATAAAATTTTTCATATGTACATGATACCAGATTGCTTCGGAGAAAAAATTAATAAAAAAATATTTTTATCCCCTTGACAAGCTCTTTAAAAATGATATGCTTCGCATGCACAGCATGCTTAGTATACCAGCATGCTTAGTATACCTAGCATACTAGTAAACTTAAGTAAACTATAAATACTTATGTATACTTAGTATATCTAGCATGCTAGTATACACGGGACAACTATTGTTTTTATCAAAGAAGTGGTAATATGTTGTATGGAAATAATTGCGATTGTTGAGTCTGATGACTATGGACCCGCCGCAATTGTTGATCCATCTGATATCACTATCTCTCGTTTTGATGATTTTTACATTGGCGCTACCCGATGTGTATTTACAGGCATGCCTATCACATGCGAAATTTCTGAAGAAGTCGCCCTTAAGCTTATGAAAAAGGGTGTAAGATGTTTGAACCTTTCATCGGAAAAAGTAATTTTGGAGAACGAGGCAGAGTAGCAACAAATGAAAAAAATTTCATGGTTTAGTTTGAACAATCAAGATGCTTCTGGCGACCTATGGTATAGCCAGGGTTATTTCAATGCCGCCCTGTCAACAATTCGCAGCCTTCAGTCAAAAGAAGTTGCTGTGTTTTATAACCGAGAAGATATTGATTACCACATCAACTTTTGTCCACCACCGTACTACCAGTTTCCTTCTAAGTACAATATTGGTTACACACCCTGGGAGTCAACAAAAGTTCCTCACTCATGGATGGATGGAATGAGAAAGTGTGATGAAGTTTGGGCTACTTCTAATTTCATCAGAGATGTTTATATTGAAAATAATGTTAATGCAAATGTCTATACAATTCCTCACGGCGTATCTCCAGAGTTTGAAATATTTGAAAGAGAGCTGACTGGTCGTTTTAACTTCCTTCATGTTGGCGGAGATTCAAAAAGAAAAAATGCACAAATGGTTGTTGATGCTTTTCTTGATTTGTATGAGGGTGATGATAACTTTAGACTTGTATTGAAATACAACAAGTTCTGCTTTGCAGAATGTTATATTGATAATCAATTAGTTCCTGCATCTAGACATCCTCAAATTGTTGCAATCCCAGAAACATTCACAACTGATCAGATGGTTACTCTATATCACAAGTGTCACTGTATGGTTTATCCAACAAGTGGTGAAGGGTTTGGTTTGATTCCTTTTGAATCAATGGCAACTGGAATGCCAACTATTGTAACTAACCTTACTGGTTGTGCTGACTTTGCACAATATGGAATACCTCTTGATGCGACTTACACTAAAGCTGATTGGCAGGATCATTTATACGCAACTGATGCTGGAGACTGGGCTTCTCCAGACTTTGAACAACTTCTTGATTTAATGACTCATGTTGTTTCTGAATATGATGAATTTAAAAAGTATGCACTTAAATCTGCAAGAATTCTTCACTCCGAATGGTCTTGGCAGTCAACTGCTGATAAGATTCTTGAGCGGTTGAGTTTTTACGAAAATTCTTTATCGTAGTCCTTAGTACTAATCTTTGACTCTGCTCGCACCAGCGTCTAAACTGGTCTCTCTATTATTTCGGAGGTAATTGAATGTCACTATTAACAAAAGAATTTATCGCAAAGTACGATACACAAACCCCGCCTTGGGGTTTTGGCGGTCTAGGGGAAATTGTATTCCTTAGGACATATAGCAGAAAGATTGAAGGCACTGATGCTACAGAGTCTTGGACACAAACTATTAAAAGAGTTATTGATGGCGCTGTAGAGATTGGTGTTCCATATACTCAAGAAGAAGCAGAGGCTTTGTTTGACCACATGTTTAATTTGCGTTGCTCTGTTGCTGGAAGAGCTTTGTGGCAATTAGGTACACCACTTGTTTCACAATTTTCTGGAACATCTCTTAATAATTGTTTTTACACAAATATTGAAAAGATTCAAGACTTTGAATTGCTTTTTGATTATTTAATGCTTGGCGGTGGAGTTGGATTCTCGGTTGAGCGTTCTAAGATTCATGAACTGCCAAAGGTAAAGAAAGTTGATTACATCACTGCTGAAAGATCAGCAGATGCCGACTTCATCGTTCCAGACTCACGACAGGGCTGGAGAGAATTGCTTCACAAAGTTCTTGAGTCATACTTTCATACTGGAAAGTCTTTTACATATTCAACAATTCTTATTCGTGAATATGGCGCTCCGCTAAAAACTTTTGGTGGAATTGCATCTGGTCCTGGCGCTCTTGTTGAGGGCTTAGTTGATATTTGCAAAGTTCTTGATGCAAGAGTTGGA